AGATAGTGGTGGACCAATACAAATAGATTTAGATACTGAAACATTAGATATTGCAGGTGGTACAGGTATTGATACTACAGCTAGTGGTAACGAAATTAGTATTGCAATAGATTCTACTGTAGTTACAGAAAGTTCTACAGATACACTAACGAATAAGTCCATAGACAGCGATAACAATACTATAACTAATATTGTAAATGCAGATATTAAATCTTCTGCTGCAATAGATGCAAGTAAAATTGCAGATGGTAGTGTTAGTGACGCAGAGTTTCAAAGACTAGATGGCGTAACCTCAGACATACAAACACAGCTAGACGCAAAGGGAGATGTAACAGCTTCATCAACAAATACATTTACAAATAAAACTATTGATGCAGATGGTACTGGTAACTCAATAACAAATATAGAAGATGCAAATATAAAAGCATCTGCTGCTATTGATGCTGCAAAAATTGCTGATGGTTCAGTCAGTAATGCAGAGTTTCAAAGACTAGATGGTGTTACTTCTGATATACAGACACAACTTGATGCCAAAGGAGATGTAACTGCATCATCTACAGATACTTTTACTAATAAAACATTTGATGTTGAAGCCACAGGAAACAGCATATCTAACATAGATGTAGCGGATTTTAAAGCTGCAGCGATAGTTATTGAATCTGAAGGTATAGGAAACAATGATAATGATACAACAATTCCTACATCAGCAGCAGTTATAGATTATGTAGCTAACAATGCAGGTTCATCTAATGCACTTGTTGCAGACAATTCAGACTTTACACTGACAGATACAGGAACAGCTACAGGTATTCATTATGAATTAGACAATGTAGATACTGCTGACTGGAATCAAGGTGGTATTGCATTAACATCAGTAGGTGGTATTTTTAGACACAGTCTAACACAAGATTCTACTTACACGATAGCTGCAACAGAAGGTGCAGTTGTAGCAGGACCTATATCTATAGGTTCAAGTGCTACATTAACAGTGGCTGGTACAATGGTAATATTATGAGTTCGTTAAATGTAAACACAATAGCAGAATATACAAGTGCTAATGGTGTAACCATTGATGGTGTTTTAATAAAAGATAATACTGTAGATAGCGTTCCTGAAATTGACCAATGGCATTTAACTGCTGATAGAGCAAACAGTAACGCAGTTATAACAGCTAATTTATCAAGATTTGATGATGGTATTGCAATAGGATATTCTGGTACAGGTATGACAGAAAGTTCTGGTATATTTTCATTTCCAAGCACAGGTGTATGGTCTGTTAGGGCTATGATAACTATGCAATCTCACGAAAACGCTAGTCAAGGTGTTTATATTATAGGTACTGATGACAATTTTTCTAGTGAAACAATATTAGCTAACATCCATGTTGCACACAGAGCAACATCTACAGGTGCTGAAGTTAGAAATGGTTATGGAGAGGTTGTAGTGGATATAACAGATACAAGTAATCGTAAAATAAAATTTCAAGTTTTTGGTCAAAATGATGGAGATGATGTTTTGACTGGTAGCAGTAGTAGAATGGTTACTGGATTTACATTCCAGAGATTAGGAAAGACATAATGCCAGGTAATATAAAAATAGATGATGGAAGTGGTAACTATACCATATTAACTAATGGTGGTTCGTTAGGTTCAGACAAGACAATTACTATTCCTAATGAAACAGGAACTGCTGCATTAACAAGTGGTGTTGGTGTCATACAAACAGTTGTACAATTAGGAGATAATAGTGGTGCAGAATTTCATAATACAAGTGAAGCTACTACATCTTTGGTTGGAACAATTACCCCAACATCTACTTCAAGTAAAATAATGATTAGTTTATTTGGTAATATAAATTTTAGAAATTCAACAGGTGGGTCAGAAATACAAAGACAAGGTAAAATAGCTATTTACAGAAACGATACTGCTTCTGAGGGTTCATCTCCAAATGGTACACAGGTAGGTTTATATCTTGTGGGTAGAATGTTAAGTTCAGCAGCTACTTCTGAAGCAACAAATTACATACAAAATGGTTTATTTTTAGATAGTCCTGCAACTACATCAGCAACTACATATAAATTAATTACAGGTATTCAACAAACTGAAATTAAAGCAACTTATCAAAACACATCATCTTATCCAAGTGGATTAATAATTATGGAACTAGCACAATGAATAATAGTTTTGATGCTCTTGTTAATTTAACACCACAAGATACTGCAATATGGATTAAAGGCGACATCACAGAAGATAACTACGACACAAATGTTAAGTGTGATGACAAACCAACTTGGTCAGAGTTTATAACAGAGAGAGATAGACTTGATGCTTTAGATGTAACTAATCAATATCAAGTAGATAGACTTGCAGAATATCCATCATTACAAGATTGCATACACGCATTACTAGATGGTGGCGATACTCTTACAGATTTACAAGCAGCAAGACAAGCAGTAAAAGACAAGTACCCTAAAGGATAGATTATGGCAAGTGAAATAAAAGTAGATACAATATCAGAAAAGACTTCTGCTAATGGTGTGTCAATAGATGGTCTTAGTATTAAAGATGGTGTAATTACAGCAGGTAATCCAATTAAGGAAGCTGATATGTGGAGAAGAAATGCAGAAGAAGATTTATCATCAAATGCTGTTTTAGCTAATCATTGGGAAAGAGCAGATACAGATGGTGCTACATATATAGGCACAGGACTAACAGAAAGTTCAGGTGTATTTACTTTTCCAAGCACAGGTATATATCACATACATTATCACTTTATGTTTAAAGCCACAGGAGAAGCAGGTTTTGGTGTTGCTTTACAAACTACTTTAGATAATGGTACTTATAGTGATGCAGCAGACAGTAGAGAATATACACCAAATGTTGCAAATATGTATGCATCAGCAAGTGGTAGTTTTATATTTGATGTAACAAGTACATCTACACATAAATTTAGATTTAATGGATTTGTGATAACAGGTTCTGCACCAAATTGTATTGGCTCTACTGATTGTCAAAAATCAGGTTTTACTGTTATAAGACTAGGTGATACATAAACCTTAATAAAAAATCCTATGATACAATCGTATTATGGATTCACTTATATATTTACTTTTGATTGCTCTAGTTATAGAAAACTATGGCAATTTGTATAAATTTTTAACAGGTAAATCTACTAAACAACCATACTACTATAAGAAACAAGACCCCTGGAATTGGCAAGATGATTGGGATAGAGATGACATCTTATAACGGCAACGGCTTTACACAGAAAGAAATGTTAAATTTAATATTGGAAGGACAACAGGATATAAACAAACGCATAGATGAACTACACGAAAAAGTAAATCAAAAAATTTCAAGACAAGAATTTAGTGGATGGCTTGTAGCTATATCTGCATTAGTAGTACTTATAAATAATTTAATGTGATTTAGAATAAGTATATGAAAGCACAAGTAAATTTAGGACAAATATTACAAGGTGGTTTAGCAGCACTTGTTGGTTGGCTATTCAAAACTGTAAATGATATGCAGCAAGAAGTAGCTACATTAAAAGCACAAGTAATTGCTTATCAAGATTCTATTGCTGGATTCAATCAAAATTTAATGGTAATAGAAGAAGTTATTAGAGAAATTTTATTTAAAGTTGGAGGATAGTATGGACTGTTGTGGTGGCGGGTGCTGCGGCACTAATTAACTTGGTTAGAAAGTAATCAATAAATTGTGTATAGTATATAGTAAAGACGATGGTTCATTCGTACAGATTTGCGATTGTAAGTTTGGAGGTATAGGTGAAATTACAAGTTGTTAGAACACAGTTTGGTACTGATGCTACAAATGGTATGTTGTTTATCAATGGGGTATTTGAGTGTTATACACTAGAGGACCAATATCAAACAGTTAAAGTCTGGGGAGAGACTTGCATAGGAGAAGATACTTATAAAATTGAGTTTAAAAAATGGGGTTCCTTTCACGAAAAGTACAAAGTGCGTTATGGTGCAGACCACTATGGTATGCTGCACGTACAAGACGTGCCTAATTTTAAGGACATACTAATTCATACAGGCAATACTGATGAGCATACAGCTGGTTGCCTATTGTTAGGAGAGACACAACAAGACTTAGATATGGGTAAAGATGGTTTTATAGGTTCAAGTAAAAACGCATACCTAAAAGCATATAAGAAGATTGCCAAAGAATTGTTAATAGGTAATGAAGTAACTATTGAATACACAACTATAAATGATTTACTAGGTAAACCAGCAGACAAATCTTCTAGCACAGAAGTAGGTGTAGCCAAAGAAGTTATGGAAAAACTAGAAGAAATAAATGGTAATGTCATACAGACACAGATAATGTTAAGAGGTAGGATAGTTAGATAATGTTTGAAAGATTTAAAAGAGCAAGAAACCAGGATGGTACATTCAAAAAGGATGTATGGTGGACACCTTGGTCCGATTCATGGGAGTATAAAATGAGTGATGACCTTAAAGATATGTTAGAGCGTACCGCTTGGACATTTATTGAAGCGTTCATAGGTGCTTTAACAGTTGCTCCATTAGTTGGTGTAGAAGCTGAAACTTTACAGTTAGCTGCACTTGCTGGTGGTGGTGCTGCACTTGCAGTCATTAAGACATACGCAAAAAAACAAATTACTAAGTAATTTATAAACCATAACTTACCTTGTTGTAACTATATATAATGGTTATAACAGGGAGGTTAGTATATGACTAATAAAGTTCCAGAAGAATGGGGTAATAACTTCTATAAATCTGGATGGCAACCTGGACTAGAAGTTAACGAAGCTACTGGTCAAGGTGAGATTACACACGTTGGCACGGACCCAAACTACAGAAACAAGTTTGATAGTATTCTGCGTGATTGGGGGTTTGACCCAAGGTTATATGAGATTGTAGATACAGTGAAGGCAAGCTCCTGGCAGGTTCAACTGAAAGGTGGCAGAACTGAAACATTCTTTGCCTTTAAAGGTGTAGTACGTAAGAAGAATCCTGGTCAAGATAAATACTTCAAAGCATTATTCAAACAAGCAGGTAGAAAACCACCTCTCAAATTAAAAACTCATGGTGGTGACACAGCATTCTTATTCTTTATGGCTGATTGGCAGCTAGGCAAGAAGGACTTTGGAGTAGAGAATACTATTAAACGTTATGACATAGCTTTGCAAGATGCAGTCAACAGAATCAAAGAGCTGCGCAAGTCTGGTGTAATGATAGATGAAATATATATGATAGGATTAGGTGACCTCACAGAAAATTGTACTCCACATTTTTACGAAAGTCAGCCACACAATGTTTCTCTCTCACTGATTGAGCAATACGCATTAGCCAGGTCAATGATTATGAAAACAATAAATACATTCTTACCACATGCAGATAAGTTAATACTTGCAGGTGCGCCAGGAAATCATGGTGAGATGACCAGGACCAGTAAAGGTCAAGTTGCTACAAACAGGTTAGATAACTCTGATACTATGCACCTACAGATATGTGAAGAAATTATGGCTGCTAATAAAGAACGCTACAAGAATGTAACAGTTGATGTACCAGATGGCTTTCACCAGGTAATGACTATCAAATCAATACCTTGCGGTTGGACTCATGGTCACATGACAGGTTACAGTGGCAGCAACCCAGAGAATAAAATAGAAAACTGGTGGAAGGGTCAGATGTATGGATTCTTACCGATGAGTGACGTACAGATTTTAATTACGGGTCACTATCATCACTTTCGTGCAAAGCAACAAGGTGACAGGACTTGGTTTCAATCTCCCAGCTTAGATAAAAGCATAGACTTTACAGCTAGGTCTGGTCTTTGGTCCCATCCAGGTGTACTTACATTTACTGTAAATAAAAAAGGATGGGATAACCTAAAGATTCTTTAGCCACCTGCTGGTACATTAAACTTAGGGTCACCGTATGCACGTGTCAAAGTTAATAGATAAGAGAATATCTCTTGTGTTTGTGTATCAGTTATGCTGTCAGAGTGGTCAATAAACAACATAAGGTTACGCAGCAGTGCGTGTACCCTGGGATTGTTTATCTCCCACATCTTAGATTCTTTGATAGCATCTTCTAACATCATATCTAATACCATTATACAAACCCTTCCATCTCTGAAGGTACTGCAAATAAAACAACTTTAACTAATTCACCACCATTGTGTTGTACATCTCTATCTTTGTGATGGGTTTTATTAACATATAGTTGTGCTTCTTTTTTTGTATCTGCTTGAACCGTGTATTTTCTTTGTACAGTTCTATATACATCATACTCTGGCATTATTCCTCCTGTTCCAAATCTTGATAACTCAAATAAGCTAATTCAAAAGTATCTTTTTGTCTAACTTCTAAATAATAATTATCAAGCATATTTCTTTTTTTATAATTTCTAAACCAATCTCTTAATCTGTTTCTCTCGTGATATTTATTAACATATATCCCCTCTGTGCATTGAAATTTGTTAAAAAGTATCCAACTATTAGGATTTTCTTTTGCTAATTTCAAAGCTCTCTTAAAGTTATTATCATTCCAAACACTAACACTGCTATAGTTTCTACTATATTTAACTGGCTTATAAGCGTTTACATAATCATCTTGACTAATTACTTCTAATTTTTCTAAATGATTTATTAGCATTATTACTCTTCCTCTTTTTCATCTAGTTTCATCTCTACTGCAGCCATAAGTCCTAAGAGTTGTACTCTTCCATCCTTAGCGGTTATAGTTGCTTCTCTAAATAGGTTTACTTTGTTAGTTGTTTGTCTTGTTAATAACTCTTTGATTAAATCAATTAGTTCTACGTTTTTTAAATCCGCCATTAGAACGGTGCCTCCTCATCATCTGTTAATCTATACATAGCTACATTACCTCTGTGACTATGATTCCAATACTCGTGGTCTCTGCATTGTGCAGCTTCAATACCATAACCCATTTTGCGTAGGTCTGCTACACGTTGTGCGTATGTAGGTAAATACATTTGTTGGAATGTAGTTCCACATACCCAGTCCCAGTTAGCTTCTCTTAGTTTCTCCAGGACTCGGTGTGAATCTGTCCCTTCATTAGGTATTCTCTTCACTCTCATGTACTGCATGTTACGAACCGTCCTTTAATGACCAGTCTCCATCAGAATCAATCCAATCAAATACATTACCTTTAGTAAGTTCACCATCAGCTAATGCCTTCTTTGCTTTTTTTACTAACTCCATGTCACCTGCATCTGTAGATTTACTAACAGCTTGGTTAAATTTCTCCATCTGTTTTTCAGTTGGACTGTCACCTGGGTTTCTCATTATAGGTTTTTCTTTTACGTCACCATCAAATGTTTCAATGATAGTATTTATTACATCTGAATTATCTTGACGCTCTTCAAATGTTTTCTTTTGTTTATCAATGTACTTAGATGCAACATCAATAAAAGTTTTTTGGTCATCCTCTGTGTAATCTACTATGCTCTCTGGCATACCTGGCTTGACCTTAACTCTATCAGTTGTGTACTTCCATACATTTTTAGCAAAGTCTTTATCCTTGCCACACATATCCAATATAATTTGTTTAAGTTCATTAGAAGGGGATGTCACCTTCTCTTGTACTGTAGGTTTTTTTTTAGGTGCAGCTGGTTTACTGTCAGATACTTTACTCATCTCTTCTTTACTTGGTCTAGGTTTATTGCTGCCCTGGTACTTCCAGTTAGCCAAAGCTCTACCAATTGCAGAAGTCTCGCAGTTCTCCATCCATGCGTCAGCATTAGCAAAGCCACCTTGACCTTTGGTCTCTTGTGCTATACCTGTTGCTACTGGTCTTGCATCTATATCTTGCTTAAATATTTCTGCTCTTATAGTGACACAAGTTCCATCTTGAGTTATGTGTACTATCTCCGTATTTATTCTTGCGTTTGGATTATCTTTCCAAAATGCTTTTAATCTATCTTCTACTGTCTCGTAGTTATCTAAATTAAACTTTGCCATCATTACCTTCCTTGTTTACTATTGTGTACACATGTTTACGTGATACACCTGCTGCTTCTGCTATATTTTTTACTGTCATGTTTGTTGTACTCCTGGCATCAAACAGATGTGTAATCATGTTGTTACGTGATTGTGTTTTCTGTTTGATAAGTTCAGCAGTCATCTTTAAATCCTGCAGCAATAACTCTTCATAACTTTGCAACTATCTTCTCCTTCCTCTCTTAAGTTCTTTAATTAAATCCTGGACCGTGTCATTGACAGTCAGTTCTAATTCTAATTCTGCAAGCAGTCTGTTAAGACTCTCTTCGTCCCACTCACACATGTCATGCAGATTGTGGTGCTAACATACCTATTTGTTTGTATGCTAAATCAGATAGTGCATAGTACACAGCTTGTTGAAATCTGTACTGTTCATATATCTGATAACCCATGTCCTTTACTAAAGAATCAAGATGTTCTTTTATTTCATCTTTAGATTTACCCTCCTTTTTCATGTTGATTGCATCCACCACAGCTGTCTCACAGTAGTTCATAATCTTACTTGTAGTTACATAGTTAATTGGTTTGCCGTGTTCTGCACGTACAGTATTTTCTTTACTGTATATTATTCCTTCTTCAACTAAACCCCTCATTATGTTTGGTCTTAGTTTTTTAATTATATTTAAAGCCATAGCTTTACCTCCCTTTGTCTTGTTAGACTCTTCTAGTTATTAATATGTTACAAATAAATTGCGTTATTTGTAATAGTTACTTGTGTTACTTGCGGCACTAAGTACAAGTTGCACATATCATTTATGCAAACATGCCTGGCATACACTAAATGAGTATGTCTGCCACACATCATACAAATGCTTGACAACGTAACCTCCTTTTACGTTACTTAGTATATATTATACACGTTACTACATGTTACGCATGTGTTTTTTTGCATGTCTGTAACCTCTCCATCTCTGGAAGTTAAAGTATGCAGCAATTAGTATGAACACTACAATGAACGCAGTCATTGTAAGTAGAATAAATCCTTGCCAACTACACATGAGTCACCTCCTTCCGCTAATTTTTAATAGTACCTTCTCTCTGTCCTCATTAAACAATGTAGAACCACAACCAGCACCGAATGCTGGGCTGAAGTCTGCTCTGTTATCTGGCATGCCAGCTTGTATCTCGTCATAAATCATACAAAAATGATTACCTGGTTCATCACCACCAAGATATATACAAGCCCTGTTTTCTCTGCTGATTGATTTACCGAACGGACATGGTCCCTGCTTACAGCAGAAACCAGACCGAACACAAGGTGCATATTTTATTTTTGCTCCTCTGATTTAAGCAAGTTGCTGCATGCCTCGTACACTTGCAAGTACCCATTGTTTTTGAATACTTTAAGTGCATCACCTAGCATGACATACTCTGTGAAACCCATAAACTCGTGGGCTTTGGACGCATCCTCAACACAATTTGCACCTAGTATCTCATCACTGTAACCGATGATATCTAAGAACAAAGCAAAAGGATTTTTACCTGGCTTAAAGTTAAAGCTCCACTCGTGAAGCTCTGATAACTCCTCCTGTACCTCTTGTATTTGTGTA